TAACAACAGCTCTTCCTGCACCAGTAATAGCGGCCCATCCTTCAGCAACACCTGCTAATAGTATTCTTAGCCCTGCAATAACTTTACCAAGTAAAGTAAATGAAGCAACAACTAAAGCAATTTGTACTGCCGCACGAGCAAAGATCTTAACACCTTCACCAAAATCTAATAGCCAATTTAGTAAATCGCTGACTGGCTGTAATGCTTTGATTAATTCTGTTTGTAATTTGCCAATGCTATTGCTAAACTTTTGTTGAGCATCGCCTGCGGCTTCATAAGCGGCAGCGGCATCCTTAGCACTCTTAGTACTAGCATCGATGTCTTTGGCAACACCTTGAAAATCAACACTACGAAATTGCTTACCAAAAAATGCCATAGCAGTTGCCATATTTTCAGCACCTGCTTTACCTTGACCAAGACCTTTAACTACACGGTCAAGCAATGCTTCTTCACTTAGATTACGAAGATCTTGTAATGTAATTCCTAATTTTAAGAATTTATCTTGAAGCTCTTTACTTCCACCTGCGGCTCCGTCGATGGCTTGGCTAAACTTACCTAAAGCATTAACAGCAGATTCGGCATCGCCGCCGTTAGCTTTAACAGCATCTCGAAATCCTAACAATACTTGTGTACTAATGCCAGCCGCCTTAGCCATATCAGTTAACGCATTAGCTGTAGCAAATGAATTAGCAATAAAAGCACCAAACGCTAGTCCGGCTAAAGCATCTTTAAGTTTACCAAATGATTGACTAGTTGCTCCAACCTTTGCTTGTAATTGATTTAGTGCTTGTATACCTTGAGTAGTACTAACACCAACGGAATAATTTAAATTAGTTGCCATAGTTATTTTCCAAATATCTGTTTAAGTTTGCCACGCACCCATTTTTCAAATGGTTTAGTCATACCTTGCGGAGCTTGTCGGCTATGCCCTTGATCTAAAGGAATAGCATAAGGATAATTAGCTTCTATGGTATCTTTGCCTGCTAGTCGTGTATTCCTTCTAGCATAACCTGTATCAATAGGTGTTAATGCTTTGAACTCTTTCTCAGCATCTTGAGGATAACGGGCTAATTCTCTTGCCATGCCTTTAAGCACTGGAGTCATCCCATCATCTATTTTGATATCTACACTAATCATTTTTTCGCTCCCTAACTCTTTTCATCATCTCAAGCATTTCTGCTTCAGTAGGCAAACGCCCTTGCGGTGTTTTACCTTCGGCAATCTCTTGTTGCCTTTTGCTCCATTTAGCACTGACATCTAACACATGAAGGTCAAATGTTGTACCGTATTCTAATGCTTGACTAGGTAAGCAGTTATAACGATTAGCGAGGTTATCAAGAGTCAGTAACATCATTGTATGCTGACTATCCCAGTCTGGTTCCTCGCCTATTACTTTCCCAATGTCTCTACAATCTTGCTAATAACTTTAATCAGTACGGTGCTTGGTAGCATAGCATCTTTAGTAATGATTTGCTTACCATCTTCGTCTAGTATTAGTGTGCGGACAACATCAATCATCGCTCCGGCATTAGCTTGGTCGCTGTTAGCCAGTTTCATAAATGTGTCAAGTGGTTGTCTATCCCAAGTCCAGAATTCAATTGCTTCACCGTGTTCTTTAATGGTGGCTTCGTCGTCAATTGATAGTTTAATTAATTGGGGTTTTGCGGCTAGTTGTGAGAGTTTCATCTGTTAATCCTTTTGTCTGTTAATCAATGTATTTGTTACTACAAGTAAAAAGCCAAGTCTGCTTGTAGCTTTGTCTAGGTCATTACGGGCACATTTGAGTTCATTATTAGCCTTGGCTAGCTCGGCTAGCAAGCTCTTAAGTAACTCTCCGTCATTCTTTTGATCTAATATGTCCATAAATCTTTCCTGTATTCATATTTAGTTTAAGTCAAAAAAATAGGGTCAATAACGACCCTATTTCCAAATCTATTTCTAGATTAAGTTGCTGATACTGTGTATTCACCAGATACTGTAATAGTAATTGGTGATACCCAAACAGGACTGTCAGCAGATACAGTTGGTGCTAGACCAGTGATGTATCCGACACCTTTAATATAAGTGTCTGTAGTTGAGTTTTCAACACGGAGAATAAAATTCACCAATGTCTTGTTACGGCTACAACCAAAAATACCTTGTTCAGCAATAGTACCTGTGATTGATGCGCCAACGCTAGTTCCAAAGAAACTTGCTGTGTCAACAACTATGTTCATAGATAAACTGTTAGTTGAAGTTGTAGCAATTTGCTTTTTAGCTGTGCTGTCTAATTGTGACCATGTGAATACATCGTTTGATGCATTGATGGTAACATCTTGTAATGCTGGTACAGTTAGGGCTCCTACGCCTTGTGTAATATCAGAAGTGTCTGATGCCACATCAAGAGTTAGAGTAACCGCATTGGCTGTACCTGGTGCTGGGTTAATATATGCCATCTTGGGCTCCTTTATGTTAGTTTGGTAAATCTGAATTCAATTTCAGTTATCATAATATCATTTTCAAAAGTAGTACTGCTGGTAACATCTCTACGAAAATAACTGTCCGCGGTTGTTACTGACTTTCCTGCTCTGATATCATTGACTACTGTATTGTAATCCGATGGTAATTGTTTTGCGTCTGTTGTAAAATAAAGTCTGACTGAATGTACCTCAGAATTTACATTATAGTCACCAAATAATTGAATGAATGGTTCAACGGTAATTTGCTCCATATCCGCATAGATTCTCTTTAGGTTCTTCATGTATATTGCTATACCCGAAGTGCTATAAGGTAATTCGTCAGAGACATTGAAGTTAATTAACCTCAATCCTTTAAGGTAGTCTAGTATCTCTGTTCTCATCTTACTCTTCTTAAATTAGAGTAACCTGGGCTTTTCTCTCCACTAGCGATTGTGCCGCTATTGTCGAAATCGTACCAGTCACCGGCTGTTATTAATTCATCAAATAAGTTATTTGCTTTACCAACATAATAACCCATCTTCTGGCGTTCGGCATTGTCTTCCGTTCCAAAATCAGCAACCTTTGGCAGAATGAATTCACCTAATGCTGTGTAAACACATAGGTCAGTAAAATCATTCTGTCTGGCTTTGATTCGCTCTGGATCTAATGCTGGGATATCTGCGGCTGTGTTTAAATCCAGTGCAGTATCACGGCGAACATAATAACTATGCCACCAGCTAGTCGAACGCAACTTTGTGAGTATGCGTTCGGTAGCTCGTTCGAGTAGAGGTTCTACTACATCTTCAGACAGGCTTTCATTTGTATCAAAAAGGCGTGAATCACGATTCACTACATCTTGATACTCAGCAAACGAAATGATTGTTGTTCCGTCGTTAATGAAAGCCATCTCTATTCTCCAATTAGATGCTAGAATCGTGCTTTAAGAAACGACCTAAACCATCTTGTAATTCACCAACTCCATAGTGGCAACTTGCAACGATTTCTGTTGACAAGTAGTCAATACGACGAGCTGTTTCGATAGCAACATCACCAATCATTGCTAGACCTAATGCATCACGGTGGAATACAGCACCTGGGAAGTCACCAGCGTTTGTATCGAAGTCGATGTTTGAAGTTTCGAATACTGGAACACCAGCAAGCATACCAACGAAACCGTTTTCCATTGCTGAGTTAGCAACATTACCAAATGCGCCAGCAGTGAATGCCACATTACCGTTAGTTGTCAATGCTTTCTTCAAGTCATAAGCAACTTCTGGGTGTAATACGCAAACCATACCTGCTGGGTCAACGCCTTGGCCGCGTAGTTTAGCAACGCTTTCAAAAATTTCAGCGGCAGTGATAGCAGTAGTGTAATCACCTTTACCTGCTGAGAAACCAGCGAACAAAGCTGTTAAGTCTTTGTCAATCTTACGAGCAATACCTTCACCGAATAAACGGCCTAGGTCTGCTACTACATTAGAAGAACTAGCGGCAACTGACAAGTCAGAAACCATAGTACGAATAGCGTTAGTTTGAACAGTCAATGTAACACCTGATGTGCTAACTGCTGTATTACCAACGATGTCACCTTCAGTAACAAGACCAGCATCTACCTTTGGGTAAACTGGAACTGTTACTGTCTTACCTTGACCAGCGGCCAAAGTATAATTCTTTACGAGACCGCGCATGATAGAACGCTCGTTTGCTACATACATTGCTTCTGCAACGATACTTGGTAGCAAGTCATTTAAAGTTGTGGTTGTTGAACCGGCCATAATAATTCTCCTTGAGTAATTAGGCTAATCCGTTTGCCTTGCGGTAATCCGCGTACAGCTTACGGTGTTCTGGTTTTGACATGTCTAATTTAGATATGTCTAATTTTCCGCTTGTACCGCCAGAGATATTTGACTTTGTATTAGTTGTCGATGGACTAGCTAGTTTAAAGTGCGGATTCGAATCCAGGAATTCTCGCACTAAGTCTTCAACACCAATAGGTTCACCCTTATCGTTGTATCTAACACTACCTTTTGCATCTACTACTTCTACATCACCTTCGCTATTCATTCTTACTTGATTGTTGAGTAAAGCCTTAACTTGTTCAGCGTTCACAGCATTGTATTTTGCGGCGGCACTTAGTAGAGGAACATTCACTTTGTATTCTTGAATAATAGCATCTCTCTTTTGGATTTCGGAATCCTTCTTAGCGGCTAGTTCTTGTAGGGTTTTTTCAAACTCACCACGCTTGATCTGTTGTTCCTGTTGTTTCTTCTCCCATTCACTTTTAATTGAACGGAGTTCTTCAGGATCACCTAAATCTTCGTATGGCTTAAGAAGTTTCTTTTGTAATGAACCCTTCATGCGGGCCATCATGTTGTCTACTTCTTCCTGTGTATAAGTTTTTGTTGCTTGTGCCTGATTTTCTGTTTCGCCAGTAGCATCAGTTGCTGTGTCGTTTACCAATGTATTGTCTGACATTGTTGCATCGCCTCCTATTGAGTGTTAATAGTGTATTTA